TTACAATTAGGAATATCAATCTTAAATTGTTGTATTACCTGAATGAGTTCTTTTCTTGAATGAGATGTATGTATTTTCATTTTAGTATTATACTCTTAACAATATTTTTATAAGTGAATATAAACGCACTATGTCAGAATCAGACGCAATGATAGAGATTGATAAGATGAGCGTAGATCAGTTCGCAGGGGCAGTAGTCCTTATATTAGGTGCGGTAGGAAGTCTTTTACTTGTAATTTGGCAAAGTAAGTGTCACTGCCGAATGAATTTATGTTATATATTTCAGTGTGAAAGAAGACCTCCTTCAGAAGAAGAGATGAAAAATCTTAAAGAACAAGCAAGAGACCAAGCAAATAAACTTAAAAATGATAAGAAACAAGATAAGATTCTTAAAAAAGAAGATGAGATACTTAAAGAAGAAGAAGCCATAGGTGAGAATATTGAGAAATTAATTCCACAAAATAGTCAATCACCTAAAATCAAAATAAAAATTGAGGAAGAAAAATCAAAAGATAAGGATTCTAAATTAGATGAACTCGTTTAAATTCTATAATATATAATTGTAATGGTTAATTATGTTCTCATTAATAATATTGATGACAACTTAGAAGATTACAATCCTTATGCTGATGCTGAGATGTGTTGTTATACTTGTCGTATGGTTCGTCCTCCTGTAGCGATAAACTGTCGTTGTAGTATTCATAGGAATAATAGATATGAATATCAAAGGAAAACTAAATATAGTAAAAGTTCATATTATGAATGTAAATATAAGTTTGATGATTCACATTTACAAACAGATAAAACTAATTTTAAGAGAAGTAATAGTATGGAAATCTTACAGATTGAACCACCTATAACCGAAAGGGACTTAAAAGTAGCGTATAAAAAGATGGCGTTAAAAACGCATCCTGATAAATGTGGAAATAATGAAGATTTTATTAAAGTAAATGAGGCGTATAATGAACTACTGCTTATGTGCTAATAGTTCTCTATTTTCTATAACCACTTTTTTATGAATCTCTTGTTCTAGCCACTTAATCTTCTTTTCTAGCATAGCACAATCACTTTCGGATTTCTTTTTATAATATGATTCAAGAGATTCCTTATCCTTCTCTTTTTCTGATTTTAATTGTTTAATTTCTTTTTCTAACAGATATATTTTATTATTTAGTTCATTAACCGAATCATTATGAACTGATATAGACATCGTATCAATACCGTCAAGTTGTTCCATAAGTTCTTCTATCCGCATTTCAAATTGGTCAATGATTCCCTTATAAAATTTCTTTGAGATCATTTCTTCATTATTGACGTGTGAATTAGGATTAAACTTAATCTGATGGTAATACATTTGTCTCCAAAAATGAACTGCTCTCATAAGGAAATATATTGCTCCTTTTTTTGTTTTTCCTGTCTCAAATGCTTGTCGCATAGCAGGCATCTGTGCCCCTTTCACTTTTTTCCCGTCAATTATTCTTGTTTTCTTTTCATAAGGTTGTATATTAAGAGATTCCTCAATATAACTTACAAAATCTACATCATTAACTATTCTATTCCAATCATTTGCGATGCTTTCACCGTATTTGTCCATATGTAGTCGCTCCATAGATTAGTATGTTAATTTAGCCTTATATACTTTTTTTATGATATTAAACATCTTATTGGGTTATTTATATTAGTATAATAGGTCAATTTACAACACTAAAAATTCTATATAGATTTTTTCAGATTTCCATATAGAATTTGAAAGTATCTCTTCGGAGTTACTATTATAATAATAATAATAATAAAAGAATTCTTTTATTGAACCATTTGATTAATTACATTTGTAATATCTTGCTTAGTTGGCTGTGGAGGGTCAAGTTCTTCCTCAAATTGCTGAGCCTGTTTTTTATTATCACCTTGAAGAATAGTTGAGACAACATTCATATCAGCATTCACTTGTCTTTGAACTTGATACAAAATAGCACTATTAGGTGATACAATAGAATATGAGCCATCAGGATCGTGAATACTTGTTGTTATATCTGTGAGCATTGTAGGTTGAGTAATTGTAAATTGTAATCTCCCTTGTGATAAATTAAAGAAGTCTCCACTCTGTGATACTTTCTCTACAACTGCTACAACAGGTAAAGGAATACTTGAGTCGCTCCCTCCAAAATAATTTGACTGACCGATAATATTACTCCTAATTGTGTAATAAGGTCTTAAAGTTCTAGTCGGTATTTCTAATGCTCTGAGAGGTTGTCCTTTTGTTTGTGTTATAGATATAGGAGGTGCGAATGTATTTGAAGAATTATTATAGTTTTGAAACCTCGGGATTTGTGGTATAGGAGGAGTAAGACCATAAGTTTCTACATTAAATAAATTACGAGTCATACTATCAAAATCCGCATTTGTTATATCCGCATTTGTAGTATTTTCGTCCATTCCATCTACAACATCTCCCCAAGATACACTATTTATAATCCTTGTTTGTGTATTTCCTGAACCTGATGTTTGACTATATCTGAACCCCATAATTCCCCATAAAGAATCGTCCCAATACTTTTCATTCATTCCCCAATCAACTATGTAATTTCCGCATTGTGAATCAAATATCGCTTGTGGAGTAAAATTATTATTTGTAAATTCTACTATTTGTTTCGCTGTATAACAAGCATTATTCGTGTCAGTATATCTCGTAAAGAATGAAGCATTCACCTGATTAAAATAAGGAGCCATAGATGGTGTAAAGTTTGTTTTATTCAGTTGTTTATTAAGTTTATAAACCTTCACAGCAGCATTATCATTTTTAGGAACAGCCGTATCATCGGGATTTGTAAATACAATATTTCCTGAGGCATCGGTTTCTGAATATAAATCATCTGCCTCATATCCCGCATCGTGAAGATTACCTATAACTTCACTTCTATGAAGTCTTAGAATTTGAAATCTATCACTTTCATTATCAAATTCCATCTCTATATCAGGGCTTCCTAAATATATTTTATTAACGTAATCAGGAGCCCTCTCCATTCCATTAACTCCAAAGACACTATCAACAAAAGGAAACTGACTAACTCCATATCCCTGATATCCCATTCCATCAAATCCACACATTCCATTCCACAATAACAGACAAGGACAACCATACGCTAAGAAATGATAATCCCAACCTATTCTTGTAAATTGTGGAATATAATTATTATCAGCAGCATCTAAATAATGACCAAAGTTATAAGCACCTGAAACTCTTAAACCGACCATCTCCTCCTCCACACCGAAACCCTTTGTTTTCACAGCAAATCCATATACAGCGTGTTCCCAATCGGATCCCGTAGCAACTATTCCTTCAGGTGTATCTCTCGTAGAAGCATTAATATCAAAGAATATAGGAACACTACAAAACTCATTTGTAGGACAATCTCCGTAATTTAAATCTGTAATTAAACCCCAATATGAAGCATTATTATCAGACATATCATAACCTAAAAATGCGTGATCTGCTCTCCGATTAATATGTAGAAATCCTGCTGAACCTACAGGTGCTTTGGGTTGTAAAAAAGCAGTAGATTCAAGAAAAGGGTCAGCCATTTGAGTTGTATCAAATAATTCAGGGTAGCGATGCTGAGCATCTACAAGTTTCTTTAAATCACCAACTTTAGACCAAGGAATATCAGTATAAAGAAGACCACACGCATTACTAGAATTAGTTGGGGCATTCTCAGTATAAAAATCAAAACGAGTCTTATAACCTTCACTTTTAGTTGCCAACTCTCTTCCTAATTCATATAAATCAGGTCTTTTCACACCTATCGTTTTACACGCTTCTATATAATGAAATATTTCATCATCTCCCGCTGTTTGTTTCCCTGCTACATCATTAAAAGATTTCCAGTTCTGTTCAGAGAAATTTCCAATTGTAGCACAATTATAGAGTTTATTCACTTGATTTTCTGCCGTCACAGTAAGAGCCGTGTTGTCATTTCCTTGATAATCAAAAACAACCTCCGTATTAATTTTTTCTGTTCTTAACATATCTTCACTTATCTTATTTGCGATATCTTGATTTGTATTATATCCTGCCGTCACAGAACAATTAACTTTGTTTTTAACTCTTACATATTTACGAGTCGCCATATCTCTCCAATATGAATTTCCATATTTTTCATCTTTAGTAAGTCCGTGTTGATATGAAGCATTACTGATATGAACACCTGCTTCTTCATCCCAAGGGATTCCATCTAACGCATTATTACGTAATGTAAGATATTCTTGGTCAACCACAGGCACCGTCGCAAAGAATTCTGTTAAAGGAAATAACTGAACACAATTTTCTAATTCATATATAGAATATCTTGAATTATCGTGTTGTATATTACGAGTAAGAGAACTGTTCTTTGTTCCTTCAGGATCAGGAGGGTCTGGAAGAGTTTTAGGTTGAGGATGATATTGTCTAAAATCTTTTAGATTATACTGGTCATTAGGGAATCTCGTTATATTTCCACTTGAGGCATTCCCAAAAGTTCTACTTGCTGAGTCTGATGGTGAATAAGGGATAGGAAGCGGTTGTGGTAGTCCGATGATAGGATAAGGACGTTCCCACTGTTTAATCTGGTCAGCAAAACTCAGTGATATTTCCATTCCATACCTGTAAGGAAGTGTAATATAATATTCACCATTCGCATTTTTATAAGGACTCATCACCATATTAATTTCATCATCTCTATAATTTATCCTTTCATTTACATCTACCCTTCTACTCAAAGGAAACCTATTGAAGAGACGGTGATTAGGTGTCAGTAATACGGTCTCATTTGCCGTAGAACCCTCAAATCCCGCATTAGTAGTTTCATTATATGATAGAATCTGTGATGCGTTTAACGTATCAATATTTACACCTTTAATCTCAATATCAGAACCCTCAGCACCTAATTCACTAATATATGCTGAATGAACTCCTACAACATCTCCCGTATTTAGTTTCAGTCCATTATTAACTTTATTTGTGAATAAAGCAGGATTATCAAGATTTCCTGATTTAACCTCCTCAGAAGACAATCTATTTGCCTCCAAAATAAAAGTATTCGTGAATCCACTACTCATTTATTTATATGAGTAATATATATAAAAATTATGAAAGTAAAAAAGAAAAGTTATTTATGCGTATTCAATATTAAGAACACCATTACGAAGTTCAGCCATTCTCACGTGTTCTATAAAGAACCTAATTGTGTAAGAACCTGCTGATAATGTCTGATAATCAACATAAGCCTCAATACCTCGGCTATTAACCCTTTCATTGCGATTAAGTCTGTTCGCAATATAGAAGAAAGCATTAGTAAGAACCGTTGCCTGATCATATCCCTCAAATTTACCACCAAGAACAAGACCTTCACCAGAGTATTCCTGTCGGGTGACGAAAGGAACCTTACCCTCAGTTTGAACGATATTGTGGAAATGTCTCGCATTATTATCAACATCAACAGGGAATAAGAAATTATCATTATATCTTAGATTGGAAGTTAGAGAACCGTTCTTAGATGCGAGATTCTCAATAGCAAGATCAGGGGCAGGACCAACAGAACTAAAGTTTGCTAAAATCTCTACATCTCCATCATCAGCATCAAAAGTAAGCATCTGAACAACCTTATTACAAATTCTACCTGCTCCACCAATATTTAGGATAAGATTACGAGCACTTGATTCTGTGACTGTTCTCTTAGCGAGACGATAATCAACATAAGCAAAAGATAGAGATTGATTCTGAGCAGCATATTGCTCCATCATTTCCTGAGGATAATAAATATAATCAGCAATCATTTGAGTTTTAGTCTGAACAATATCAGCCTCAAAATTGTAAGTCTGTGCTTGTTCTGCTACAAAACGATTCTTTTCACTTTTAGGTGTCCAGAATAATTCTAAGGATACGGGTTCTTTCATCATATACAGAGGCAACTGTGATGTTTTCAGGAACGGGAACAAATCACTAAGAGTAATTTGGAATTGAGGATTGTATCCTAATGTCTGGAAGTTATTAAGACGAACATCACCAAAAGGTTCATCAACATCATCATATTCAGCATCACCTTGGAACTGATCAAAATCCCTATCCACCATAAGACCCTTAGCCAAAGCAGAAGCATTCTGCTGACCAATTAGAGAAGCATTACCAAAACTTTCACCCGACTTACTGCCGTTTTGATAGAAAGGTTCGTGATTCATTACACGACCCGTAGTGTATGCTTCACGTTCTTTATTGTGCTCACCACTAATAAATATACTTTGATATGCTGAGAAGTGAGCAAAGTCTTCTACTTCACATAGAGTCTTAGTTCCTGCCTTGAGAACAGCCCTATTAATTAGAGAATGAACTCCTACATTTACAGGGTAAAAAGCACGAACATTAGAACCCGATGTGATAGAAGCACTAATACTAATTTTAGAATTAGAATGAAGAATACCTTTATTCTGTAATTGGAAACGACAGAATGTCTGATTAAATACAACCGAATCTAAAATATCAGTCTCAACATCAATAGCAGTATTATCAGGAATAGTTCCTACTCTTAGTAAGTTAGGAACGTTTCCCATAGGAGCCGTCGGGGCTTTACTCATAGCAGTATCAGGCGTAGCATCAGCAGTCAGTTTATCAACTTGCGAAGGACCTTCCATATTTTTATACTATATGGAATATAAAAGAGAATATTAAAAAATTATAAAAATTTATCAGTTGATTAGTTAATAATCTGGATTCCTTGAGGAGTAGATACGACAGTATTTTTACAGTGAGCGAACAGATAAACCGCTTGTGGAGAATCTGTAGAAATATCACTCGTCATCTGGAGACCAAATGGAACCTGTTGGAAAGAAACACCTTCACCACTAATCTGATCATAATTCACACCAACACCAAACTTAGCACCTCCTTCAATGACTTCTTTAGCAAATAAATACGCATTATTCGCCTCACTATAATCTTCATAAAAGTTATTAAATGGAGATATGTTAGTTCTTTCAATTTTAGTGAATCCCATTACAGCATTCATATAGTTGCGAACAAGTTGAGAATCCATAGTTGGATTAGTAGGAGTATCTTTCTGTAGAGTATCAAGATTGTATTCCAGAGGGAATCTTTCACCACCACGAGTGAAAACAAGTTGAGATACTTCAGCACGAGTTCCATCACTATTCGTTGGGGGAAGAGTAGCAGTTCCGTCAAACTCAAGGTTATTAATGTGTGAAGCAGGAACAAAGTTAAGGAATACACCTAAACACTTACTTACACCAAGAGGGAAATTAAGAACACCATTCCTACTATTAATTGTATTAAATTGAGATACAATAGAATTATATTCAAATACATTTTGAGTCTGTCTCATAATCTGAGACAACTGATCAGGAGCAGGAGTCATAACTTCACATACAAGTTTTACATCAGATAATTGATAGAATGCTCCCGTAATATTGCTTGTATCCGATGAGTTAGAAAAGAATACATTACTGTCTGGGGCAAGATGAATACTAATATCAAGACCACCAACACCCCACGCTCCTGAAAGCGGAATAGGGTCAGTTCCGTTAAGGAGACCACAAACAAGCGGGCAACAGAAAGAATTCTTTGTAGTTAATTGAGTAGGATTTTCAATCACACCTCTCTGTTGTGAAGCAAAATTCATATCAATTAAAGCAGTTTCATCTAAATGAGAAATACCATCCTGTAGAGAACTTGTGACGCCAAGGTAAGAACTCATCATACGAGGATAATGACGAATAGTTTCTATACTCTGTGCTGTTTTTTGAGAACTAATGTGTAGTTCATTAAAGCAAGAATAAATACCTAACTGCTCATTCATACGAAGTCCAGTAGCAGAAGTAGATATTGCTCCATCAGCAGAAAACGCTGTGAATTTACCTGATAATCTTAAACTCTGCCCAATCAAATAACGTTCTTGTTCTCCAATAATGAATTGAACTACAGGCTGACCGTTCTTAAACGACAAGGTGCCGTCCGAAGTGATATTACTCGGGATGATTTCTAAGTGCTGATTTGAAGACATATTGTTTATACAATATCTCATATAAAAATAATAAAAAGAAAATTAAAAATTATTTCTTAGATGCCCTAACTTTATCTGCTAAATCTTTATCGGCTTTTCCCCAAGTTCCTGATTGTTTCATAACAAATGAGTATATTCTCGCATATCCCCACTGATTAGCCGTCATCTTACCTTTAAGAGAGGCTCCTCCAACTTTCTTACCTGATTTACTCCGAACTGATTGGGGATTTGACTTTCTTGCTCCGACTCCCCTGTAATACACTTTATCAAGAATTCCTTTACTGACTCCAGTAAGTTTAGAAATCCTTGCTTTAGAGTGTGACGTATCAGGTTTAAATCCATATTTTTTATTAAACTTTTCTTTATTAGTAGGCATTATATATTATTATTTACACATTAAAATAAAAGAATTCTTTTTAGATTTCTAACATAATAGAATCACCCTTGACTACAATACGTCTCAAATGAGAAACCCAATTCATCCAAAGTTTATTCTTCGCACTAAGTCCAGCATCAGCACTATCATACTGAACCTGTAGCGAGAAGTCTCTGCCTCTCAAATCAACAACTCCATCCTGTAGAGTAAGGGCTCTGCCTACAACAAAGTTCTCCCTAAACTTACTGAATGAAAGAGGTCTTACACCTCCCATAGCAAGTGCTTTCTCAAGTTCAATAATCGGTTGCTGGTCAATAGAGATTCTGTTTGCGGTAAGTGAGCAAGATACGGGTCGTGTAGGATTGAGTTTTCCATCATATAGAACCTGATAATTATTCAGTTTATCAGCAATTCCAACTAATCCTGAACGAGTAGATTTAATTTTAGTATTAGGTAAATATCCACCTTCATCACCACCATATTCCACACAATAAGTTCCCGATCCGTTCATAGCCACCTCTTTAGTATATTGAGTAGCATCAGTAGGAATCATAAAAATAGACTTAGCCCTTGATTCATTTACAGGGAGACGAATATTACTGACTAAATCACCAGCAAGTTGCGAGAATTTGTAATTAGTGTGAGATAAGAAATCATAATTTAGAGTTCCACCTTCTTTTAACATCCCCATCATTCTTGCCTTAAAACCCTGAGGCATTTGGACTTGCTGAACAATAAGTTCAGTATCACTAATCGTATATGTTGGGGTATATGCTGTAGTTCTTGGGTCTTGAGCGACAACAGCATCATTTACAGCAATCGCACCTCCAGTAATACTCTTCATAGAAGCATTCACCGTAATCTTAAGCATATCAGGATCAGTAGAAGTATCAAGTGATATATCTGTAATATGAACCTGTGAAGCACTTTCATATCCTGATGCTATAACATTATCACTATTATCAGGAGCAACAAGAACGATGTTCTGTCCAACTACGAATGGACAATTACCAACAACTCCACCTGCTCCCTGCTGATTATCTCTACGCACAAAAAAGGAAGTAAATGAGCCATTTGCCGATGCTAATGTCGCACTAATATCACCAGTAGTATTACAAGCAGATCCGTCTAAACTTTGGAAAAACGGTTTCTGAACAGGGTCTCTAAATTGTAGTGTAGTATCTAATTGACGGAATACATTAGTATTGTCTTCAAGAATAATCTCAACAATAAGACCTTCTGTAAGCATATTAGGGAAAACACGCTCACTCTGGAAAATACCCGAGTTAAGAGGCAATAGACATTTAACTTTCTGCCTCTTATCATCTGTGTGTGAAGCATTATCTTGTGTAGTAGAAACGGCATCATTCTTAAAATAAGAGTTATGACGGCAACTATTCGCATCACTCTTTTTACCACCGTGACTAGAACGGCAACTTGGGTCATAAACCTGTGCTCCCTCAGTTAGAGCACGCTTCTTTTTAATATTATCATTAGTCTCATAATCATATTTGAGAGCAGTCCATACGTTATAGTTTTGATACTCTTCTAATAGAATGCGACCAGCACCTCCCGAATAAATGCGTAGGTCTCTAATTAAAACCTGACCACCAGTTTCAGCATCAAGGAACAGACGTCTCGCACCACGACCGCCCGTGTGTTCTGCTGAATCACCAGCAATCTCAACGTCAAATTTTAGATATGTTTCTTTTGGCTGAAAAAAGTCAATAGAAGGAGGAACATTAATCTGTATCTTCTGTCCAGCAGAGTAGTTAAGTCCGAACTCTGCGGGGATAGATACTTTCTTCTGAGCAACAGGAATCAAATCTTTGCTTTCCCAAAAACTCTCACTAGGCATTTTTATAATAAAACATATATAAAAATACAATATGAAAAATAATTTTAAAAAAGTCTTTAGAGGAATTCTTTACTTACTTAAACAACTGAAGGTTGATGGACAGAAGCAGTCATACCGACGGCACTCCACGCTGGGTGTGTTGATAAAGGCTGATCAGGAGGAGGTTTAGAGTCAGTAGCAATTTGATTTTTATCATCTTGAACAGAACCAATAGTTCCCGCAACAGCACTCGCAACATTAGTCGCAAGAGCCAACGGAGCAAGGACGGGAACGGCGATTGAAGCCATATCAAGAGCAGCACCCGTCATACTCATAATATTACCTGCTTCACTCCAAGTGCTTTCATTTTTCTTAAATATATGTCCTGTATCTATAAGATTTGTAATATCTTGTCCTCCTGAGATTGCTCCACCAAGAGCTCCTAATGCTTTACCTCCTACCTCTACACCTAACTCTGATGTAATTCCTGCTCTGTTTGCTAAGAAGCGACCTACTCCTCCTGCCTCAGATAATCCACCGAATCTTGAACCTTCCCCTGTCGCTGCTGTAAGTCCCTTAGCAAGACCTTCAGTAGCAGCGTCGGCACCTGCCTCACCTCCACCACGCACAACATCTTCTACGCTTTGACCTGCTAATTCTGAGGGTCTTACAACAGGAGCAGTATCTTCACCTGTCATCGCTCTACGTGATTCTTCAAGGAACTCATCACCGCCAGTTGCTCCACCTACAGTTGCTTTGGGTTCTGCCTTCGTTCCTAAATTAGCAATCTTATTTCCAGCACTCCTAAAATTATCAGCAGTTTCACTTGCTAATCCACTGAATCCTCCTCTTGCCTGTATAGAAAGAGTATCTCCAATCGCTCCAGCAGTTCCATAAGAGTCCATACCTACTTTAAATTCTTCATCAGACGTTTTAGTCTTTTTATCATTCGCAAGAGTATTCGCAATATTTCCTACAAGAACAGCATTCTGTGATACTCTAAATTGATTTTGGTCTCTTGCTTCCCTAGATAGTTCATTACCGACGGCAGTTCCAGAACTGATAGAATACGTATCCATTTTTATATGTTCATATATAAATAATTTTAACAAAAATAATTATTAATCTTCATCACTAGAATCCTCACTTAAAGACTCAACTTCTTCTTCTTCAGCATTCATACCACGAGCAATAACTTTCTCAAAATTGTGATACATTATGGGCGGGTTCTCTTGTAAGTCCATATAACAGAAATCATATTTATTAGGTGTTGCTTTCTTATACAATTTTAACCAATTCTTAGCACCACCGAACAAATCACCATATTCTTCTGCTACGTGTTCTAGTTCCTTTTGATTAGGAAAAGGACTTCCTATAATCACATCAGTAGCATTCGCACGAATGATAGGACTTACACTTCCTGTGAATTTCTGTGATGAGATAATTAATAATTTAATATTAAAGTGTCTGTATCGTGAAGCAAGATGATTAATCATACTATTCTGTTTAATACTACCTAGGCAATCATCAAGAACAATCGCAATCTCAGGTTGGTCTTCTTTCGCATATTTCTTTTGTGATTCAACTATTCCGTTAATTATATCGTCTGAGTAGAAGTCGTGACAATTACCATCAAACGCTTTCCTTAAGAATCTACTTGTGACGTCATTAGCAATTGTATTAGAGATTATATTAACCTGATCAAACCGCTCCTGAGCATCATAGAAGTCTTCACGTAGGAGCATATTAGAAATTAACGTAGACTTACCGGTTCTAACAGGGCTCAGGAGGAGAAGTAATGAACCTCCGCCGTGTCCTTCTACATTTGGAAGATGAGGGTGAGGAGGTTTCATCTTACTCGGTTGAGGATCAGGAGGTTTAACGGGTAGAATTGTAGGAGCCTTCATAAACTTATCCATTTTTATATGATAAAACAATATATTAATTCATATTAATAAATTATTTTAAGAATTCATCCCACGGGTTCACACTTATCGCCCGTTGAATCTTTTTTTTAACTTCATTTTGTCTCTGTTCTTCTGCTTGTTTCTCCCTCTTAATCTTTTTCTGAGCCTTTCTGCGTGAATCGTATATCTCAACACCTTCGGCTATTGCTTTGCGTATGTCTTCTTGTGTAATACTTGGGATTACACTTTGAGTTCTTGGTAATTGTTTTTTATAATCTTCATCTAACTTTTTCTCTTTATATTTACGGGCTTGTTTCATAGTTTCAGGAAGTTCATCTTCATCTAGATTTTCCATTATTTCTTCTTCTAACTTTGCTTTCTTCTTTTGTGCTACTTTTTTCTGTAATGCTTTCATTTCATCTCTTTCCTTTTTCTTAGCAGACCTAACCGCAAATGCTTTCTTTCTCGCTTCAGCAAGTCTTTCTAGTTGTTCAGGAGTAGGTGGCTTACGCTTTTTTCTTGGCTTCTTTACAGGTTGAACTTTAGGTGCGAATACTTCATCATTAGTAAGTTTAGGTTTTTTCATAGGTAATTCAGGTAGTTCTATATCCTCAAGTTCTTCTTCATCAAATCTACCTTCTTGTTCTTCCTCTTTAACTTCCATTTTTACAGAGGGTTCTTCCATAGTCATAGGAGGAGGTTCAGTTCCTTCTAAATTTGCTTCTGGAGGGGGAGGGGCTTCAGCAGGAGAAATATCAAAATCAAGGGCACTCATCTTATAGAAGATAATAGAAATTAATATTCTTCTAATAATTTTAAAAACTCACTTGTAAGTTTGCGTTCTAAACGATACTTACGTTGATATAGTATTTTGTATTGTCTTCTCTGTTCTTTGGATTGATTACGTAGTTCATTAACCGTATCATAATGATTAATCCAATATGACTCACGGTCATAGGCTTCATCAGCGGGAACTTCTTCAAGAATCTTCCAAGTTACATTATGTAAATTTAACTTCCTTGATGAACAACTGCTTCCTCTTTTCTTATCATATCTGTGCTCTGATAATCGTTGATTCATTCTTCTCGGTGTCTGACCTACATATCTTAAATCATTAATATCTTCTAATAGATATATCTTCACTAAACTGGCTGACTCAGACTTCATATATTAGTATATTGACATAACTTTAAGTGAGTTATTTATTATATTATTGTTTATGATACAAATAATTTATTATTGTTTATATTCCCTGAGCCGTAAATCCCAAATGCCTGATTTACGCTGAAATAACCTACAATATTGAGGATACTTACTTGATAAGAATACTTTGTCTGACTTTTCAGTTTCATTATCTCTACCGTCATTCTTACAGCCTCCCGATTGATAATTCTTAGTCTTAGGAGCAATCCAATTATTCTTGAGTATTTTACCATCACGTAAGAAATGTAAGACACAATTTTCAAAATCTTCTGAGTAGTTAGTTTCTAATCTAATATCCTTACGATTAAATCTAAACCGAAGACAACCGAGCATATATCTCAAATCAGTAGTATATTGTGGATTACCACTCATAAATTTTGGATTCACAACCTGATACGTTCCACCATAACTAATATTTTCATTTTTCATTTTAGTTTTCATTTCATCTACTATATGTAGGAATTCTTTTATAGGCTTGCGTTCATGATCAAAAAGGTCAATTAAGTCATCATCAATCTCTATTATAAACTGACCTTCCTCAAACATCTCAGTAATATAATTATGTGTGCGTCCAACACCCTTAACATCAGTTATGATTATGTTGATATTACTTGCTCTGTCCATATAATCATTAAGATAGGGGTCATCATTGCGAAGTATAAGATAGATGTCTTTATCATCTACTTTATGCTTTTTTAAAAAAGAGTATGTTTGTTCTTTAAAAATCACAGGTCTTTGAAAACTTGGAACAATAAAAGAATTCATTTATATAACGCACAGATAAATATTTCATTTGGATAATTTAAAAAGTTATTTCTTCTGCCTGACGTGTAAAACAACAATAGTATCTCCCTTAAGGTCTTCTACTATTCTTTCATTCTTATCTACAATTTGTATTTGTAATTGATTGAGTGTGAATGTTTCAGTATTATTTAAATCCACATAAGTCTTTTCACCTACTTCAAAAAAGAGGTCTCCGAACTGCCTACCATCATTCGTGAAACGTGGAATATGATACAACATTTTACTTACACTATTCTTACAAGAATTATATGTTCTTTGATTGAGATTAGATAGTCTTACAAAAGCACTATTGACTTTAATTTCAGGAGTAGAAGTAGAACTCCACACAACCTTATTAGATGCTGTGACTGTTCCATCACTTTCATCAAGAACCGTAATATTCGGAAATCCAAGTATGCGAGACATATTACACATCTGAGAAAAGTAATTACTAATTTCAGGATTCTGTGATTCAGGTGGAGATGTATCTTCAAGGATAAGAGTGTGTTTAAAATTCACACCATTATCACTATTAGCACCCTGAAATGTAATAGTTTCAGCAGAAGCAGGATCACTAGGGAGCATCTGTCCATATCCAGTAGAATCAGGTTGTTTGATAAATAGACCTCTACCTCTGTTCATCCAGCAAGGCTCTTGTCCTGTGAAAGTATGGTCCCCTTCAGGAGTTCTCATCAATTTAGTATATGATACATAATTAGAATATGGTGAATCACCAACAGTGTAGGTTCCCCCACTCATATTTGAAGCATCTGCTCCTGTAAGTGTAGGATATTCATAAGATTGACTTGTCACGCTAAAAGTATCAAATGCCTGAATAGTTAATGAGCCTTCTGCTAAACATATCTTAGGATAAAGAGCATTAGTAAATTCGCTCACAGGTTTAAATACTCGTGAAGCATTCGCATTTTGAGTGGAATCTACAAGGGCAAGTTCCGTTCCTGCTCCCGTAGAACCCTTTTTCAGAGAAACTGTAATCTCATCACCTACAACTTGGAACTTTAATCTTTGATATTCACCTGAAGCATTAATAGAAGCATTACCTATGATTGCCCCTGTTTGTCCTGTTCCTCCTACATATTGTATTTCTCTTAATTTAAATGAATTAGCAATAGCAACGCCATCAGCATCTTTCTCATAACATCCCTGAAAGACTTTTAACTCACCCGCTTCACCAATACTTCCCGCATCTAACTTCACAACATAATCGTAATAGTGAGGAAGTTTAGAGTTTTCATAAATAAAATCAAGAGGAGCATTACCGTAATTATTGTATTTAGTAGCATCATTATTTAATTGGAGAGTGGGTCTTGTAAGACCTATTGCCCAAGAGGAGTTATGTGTCCCCCCTTCTCCATCACTAATACTTGCTCCTCTCAAATCAACTGTGAATTCACCACCATCCATCATAGAAAGAGGATAATCAGTAGCAATACCACAACATTTACCATCTAAGATTGTGCCACCTGTGGCTCCTGTTCTTGTGAAAACACCTGAGGCAAGTGTGAAAGAAGATGAGGGTTGTCCGTGAGGTGCTTTAGTTCCTACAGCGTGAGTAAAATCTGCTACACCTGTGCTAATAGAAGATGCTCTATTAGTATCATTTGCTCCGTTTTGAGAAGCACTAATCGTAAATCCTGCGAAAGCAGAGCCATCTAACTTTTCAGTCACCCTGAAGTTTCCTTTTACAGCAGGAGATACACAAGCAGAATTCATTTGTGATTGTAGTTCTCTAGCGAGTTCATCATTATCATATGCTCCACGAGGGAGTGAGATAAGTGTCGGTCTAGAAGAAGTATCATCTAATGAAAGAGTAGAGCCAAGAGGTCTTCCAAAATAATACAATAGTTTAGCACCTTCAGTGAGTTCATTAATCTGTTGTCTCTCAATTTTAACAGACTGGACTGCTATTTCAGAGTTAGGTTTCACTTCAAGAGGAGAAGTAAGATGATTGTGATAATCAGCAGGGTTCTCAATACCGATCCTACCCGTCAATTGACGTCCCGAGGCATCAAGGTCCTTGTAATCGTCCTGAGTATTACTCGTGAATATTAGCGACATTTTTATAATCTCACACATATAAAAAATATATATTAATAATTTAAAAAAGATGCCTAAGAAGGTTAAGACAAGGAAAGTGCCGAAACTTCCGTATAATCATCATCTTGCTACAACTCCATCTGTGTTTAATCTTCCTCAACAAGTAGAAAAGGATTCTAAGGTGAAGGCTAAAGACGTATTTGAGAACTATCCTACAAATAAGAAAACAAAAGGAAAGAAAAAGTAAGAAAGAATTCCTTTATTCAACGTGTATTATTAATATTATTATACTAGGTCAATTTTGAGCACTTCAAATTCTATCTAGAGTTTTTAGAATTTCCATATAGAATTTGAAAGTATGTCTTCGGAGTTACTATTATAATAATAATAATATTAATTCATTTGTAATAATACTTCACTGGAATGTTAATAGCATCGGTTAAGGGAATAGTTTGTTTATGTTTCTTTTTATCACTGTGATTGTAGATGACTGCTGTTGTTCTCCAGTCAGGAAAGATTCTGTCTAGGTATTCTTCTGCTTTATTAGGAATAAATACAGACCATTTAATAGATGAAAATTTAACTTCTCGTAAAGGATATATCTCGCCTTCAAGAAACCTGCGTTTCTCTTTATGTTTTCTCAGATCATAACCATTCTCATCAATTAAACAAATATCAATAAAGACGTCTTCTTCACAATCAATATACTTTATTTTGTAATATAAATGAGAAGGTTTCACTAATTTCATTTTTAACCAACCTAACCTTTTTTGGAACTCAGCACTATGTAGGAATTCTTTATCTTTTAGATTGATTGCGATATCTATATCATCGTCATAAAGAACAACGCCACCACACCTAACCGCACCGAGTAATGTGCCACCTACACACCAAAAATCTATTTCTAATGAATGTAAAATACTAATAAGTTGTGAGAATAGTCTGTGAATGTGATAAGCCTGTGATTCTGTTAAGAATTGTTCAATTTGCGTTTCATTTTCCATTTATATATAGACCAGATTTTATTTTAAGAAGAATAATATATTTAAAACATAA